CGAAATGGGGAGAACGCACATGAACGCTCCGAAACCTCTGCATTTTGACACTAACCGGCATTAACGTAGAAGGGGCAAGTTATGGATGAAGCAAATAACATTTACGTGGCATTAATTCGCTTGTTAAAACTGAGCGAAACAAGAATAGTGTTAATGGATGACATTGACGATGTTTGCAACACTTTCGAGATTTACAAGTTTAAAGAAGAAGTGGTATCAATATTGCGGAAGCTGATTGTCGTCGGGACAGTCGGAACCGTCGCGTATGATTTCAGTGAACCGGATATTGCTTAACTTTGTAGCATGATACGTTGCAAGAAAGATAAATGTATTGTTTACTCAAAGAAAGGCAAAAAGCTATCAAAGCCAATGAGTAAAAAGAAAGCGAAAAAACGCTTGGCTCAGATAGAGTATTTTAAGAATAAAAAGTAATGGCAGAAGAAGAAAACATAGAAGAACTATTACCATTAAACGATAAGCAGGAGAAATTCTGTTATGAATATTGTATTGATTTAAACGCAACAAAGGCCGCTATTCGTGCCGGTTATTCAGAAAATTCAGCCCGCTCTATCGCTTCTACTATGTTAACAAAGTCAAACATTTTGGCTCGAATAAAATATCTTCAAGATAATTTGGCTGAAACTGCAAATATAACTAGGCTTAGAATCTTGAATGAACACATGAAATTAGCCTTCAGTTCAATTGCTGACCTTCATAATACTTGGATTAAGCGCAAAGACTTTGAATCGCTTACAGACGACCAGAAAGCCTGTATCGCTGAAATTGACACAAAGGTTAAAACAGAATGGGAATATGATCCGGACACAAAAGAGAAAGAACCTATTTCAGTCGAATATGTGCGGATAAAATTGTTTGATAAACAAAAGGCTCTGGATGCGATAACTAAGATGCTAGGGTTTGATGCTCCGACAAAAATTGATGCAACAATAAACGCACAGCAACTTCCGAACATCATTATAAAGACTAATGGCTGACATTGAACAGATATTATCAAAGCCTCAGATGTCGATACTCAAATCGACGGCAGCGATAAATTTGTTTCTTGCCGGAACTGGATCAGGAAAGACTTTCTTGGGCGGTGTTCTTTCAATCAACTTTGTTTCCAAGTTCCCAGATGTAAGAGGTGCGATCTTTGCAAATACCTACGACCAGCTTAATACTTCGACACTGTTTCGTATCCGTGAATACTGGTCATCAATCGGAGTGACAGAATGGAGCAAAGAGAATCCTGCTGGGTTGTATGTTTCAGGCAAAGAACCTCCGGCCAACTGGACTAAGTGTAAACGCAATTTTGACCGCTTTACGAATATCATATCATTCGCCAATGGAGGACTGATTTTCACCGGTTCATTGGATAATTACGAAACTCACTCAGGAAAAGAGTTTGCCTGGTGTTTGCTGGATGAAACCAAAGACACGAAAGAAGAAGCAGTAAAAGAAGTTATAATAACACGGCTTCGGCAACCAGGAATGTTTATTGTGAAAGGTCAGCCATCGACTTCCGGAGATCAGTCTGAACAGTGGAATCCGCTTTATTGTCTTACATCTCCGGCTAAAACAGACTGGCTGGCAGAGATGTTCGAATTGGATAAATTCATAGATGAAATTTCGGCACGTATTTATTCAGAAACAGACTTTTTCTCAAAGACATTTAAAGACAAACACGTTGTAATAAGTTCAACTTATCATAATGTACATAACGTAGGCTATAATTATATCAATTCCATTTTAGCAAACAACACAGAAGAACGTGGCCGCGCCTTAGTATTTGGCAATCCTTTTGCCACTACAGGGGGTGAGTTTTATTCTTCGTTTAACAGGATTGAACACGTAGATAACCTGAAGTATGACCCTGATCGCCCGCTTCATGTATCTTTTGACCAGAACTCAGTGCCTTATAACTCATGTTCAATATGGCAGTTCGAGCAGAAAGATGACCTATGGTGGGCTTATTGCATTGACGAAATAGCACTGGAGAACCCGCGCAACTCAACAGAGGAAGTATGCGAAGAGCTTGTTTTGAGGTATCCGAATCACAAATCGGGGTTGTTTTATTACGGTGACGCTTCGGGCCGTGCGCGTTCAACAATGAACAAGGACTTCCGGCATCATTACGAGATCGTCGAGTTCAAGCTGCGGCGTTATCTTGTTGCCAAGTCTGACAGAACCGTAACCAGGAACCCGCCGCTGGTTAAACGCCGCGACTTCATAAACAGGATATTCGAGAACAAACTGCCGATACGAATACGCATTGACGAGGGGTGCAAGAAGATGATTGCTGATATGTTGTACGTTAAGCAAGCGATTGACGGCGGGAAAGATAAACATATCGTTACGGACAAGGTCACGGGCGACAAGTATCAGAAATACGGTCATCTTTCCGACGGTCTTGATTATCTGATAGTTGAGGCATTTAATAACTACTATGAAGCATAAATAAAATTAATATGACTAAACAGGAAGGACTTTTAAAACTGACAGAGATAATCCGGCGCAATCTTACGCACCGAGATTATGAGCGAGTGACAAAGTTAGCCGAGACTTATTACAAGATGGTATCAGGCGACGGGGTTGCTGACTTGCTTCAACAGATCGTTAAGCGTGAAACTCCGGAAGAGTTTGAGATGCGAAAGACGATCACTAACTCAATCATACCTCCTACGCTTGCTTCTACAAAGCTGCCGTTTCAAAAGACAGTCCGCACGAAGCCAAAAAAGAGGGATATCTCGTGGGGCGACAAAGACGACCAGAAACGAAAGGATGAGTTTGAACAATTCATCTCTCATTACTGGGGCGATGCTTCACTTGAAAAGTTCTTTGAATATGCTTTTGTGGATTATAACTATATCGATCCTAATGCATTTTTGATTACTGAGTTTGACGCTTTTAACCCGGCAAAAGAGAAAGCAAAGCCTTATCCATTCATTGCAACATCGGAACAATGTGTGATGTTTGAGATGAAGAACAACATACTTGAATACCTGGTTGTAAAACTCCCGATAAAGTATAAGACCGAGGCCGGAGAAGCGGACGGTTTCAAGTACACTATCTACTTAGGCATGGATACAATCACATTCACCCAGGTTGAAAAGCCTGAGATCAATTTCTTATATTTACCTGAAGGGCAAGAATATCCAGAATATATAAAAATAGAGAACAAGTATTATTTTATTCAGTTTTTCACGCCTAAGAACACGAAAGTTCCTGCGCGGAGATTTGGATACAAACGCGATGCTGAAACTCAGGGCAGAACATTTGTGTCAGTATTTCATGATGTGATTCCATATCTGAACAAGACGCTCAAAATAGACAGTGAGTTAGACCTTTCTACGGCGATGACGGCCTTTCCTCAGAGATTTGAATACGTTACTCCGTGTAACGAGTGTGGCGGCTCTGGGATGTTGAAAGACGGTCATACTTGCGGAGTGTGCAAGGGATCAGGCCGTGAGCCGGTGCATAACTCTACAATGGATGTTATCACGCTGGATATGCCGCGCGATCCGACAATGATGATTGACCTTGAAAAGATGCTTGTTTACAAGGCACCTCCGATTGATCTGCTTACTTTCCAGAAGGACTATATAAATGAGCTTCGTGCCAATGTGTTCCTGATGATGTTCAATAAGGAACTATTGGATAAGTCAGAGGTAGCAGCAACGGCGACAGAAAAGGTACTTGACCTGGATAACCTTAATGATACACTGAATCCCTTTGCACGTTCACTTTCTACGATGTGGGAGTTTGTCGTGAGAGATATCGCAACTTATACGGATTTTGCTAAAGACTTATTTGTTGAACATTCATATCCTGAGGACTTTAAATTCAAGTCAATGTCGGAACTGATGCGCGAACTTCGTGAGGCAAAGGATGCAAACGCCTCGACTTCAACAATAGCTAAGATTGAAGATGACATAAACGAAAAGCTGTATGCCGATCAACCATACGATCTGAAGGTCATCAGGATTAAAAACTCATTCAATCCGTTCCGAGGCTATAAGGAGGAAACCATTAACCTTTTGATATCTCAGAACCTCACCACGAAGTATAACGCGGTTCTGTATGCTAACCTTGAATCTATCTTCAATGAACTTGAACAGGAGATACCAGACCTGTATGAGATGAGTTACCAGGTCATACTTGCGAAGGTCAAAGAAAAGGTTGCTCTTTATATGGAGCAAATGGAAGGCGAGAAACCTAAACCGCCGGTTCTGAACTTCGGACAGGAGGAAGAGGAATGATACCTTCGCGCGGTTGGTATCAGTGGGCTTGGTCGCCGGTGATCGGGTGCAAGCATGGCTGTGAATATTGTTACTGTCATGGAATGTTTGATAATTTCGACGTACCGCGATTGAACGTGAAGGCGCTTACGGAGCCTGAGAAGTATAAAAAACCTTCAGTGATATTCGTCTGCCCGTTTGCTGATCTTTTCGGTGAGTGGGTTGACAGGTTGTGGACTCAGGCGGTGATTGATGTTGTGCGTGAGAATCATATTCATCAGTTTGCTTTTCTTACGAAGAATCCTCAGAGGTATCATGAGTTTGTATTTCCCGAAAATGTGTATCTTGGTACAACAATTGAATCGCCTGACAAGATGTTCAGGGCAAAGACAATGGAAGGACTGAAGAAT